CATTAAACGCTGATGACATTTCTAATATTAATATATCCACCACACCATTTAGTGAATTAATTACTAAAATGGATATAGGATTTGAAAAGCATCCAGCGCAAAGCAGTTACATTAGCAGTGTAACATCTGAGGATTCTACTAACTCAACACGTTCTAATTTAAATATTGGTGCAAAAGAAAACATACAGCAAGTCAATTTAGATTATAATGTAAATAAAGCAGGTAACGCAGATGTTGGTGGTGGTGATCCAAATGATGGATTTGCCGATTATTACATGAATATTTATGGTGATATTAAAAAGATTATTAGTTGCGATATTTTAAACCCAGCAAAAGGTTATTCACTGGAAACAGGAGATATAATACAATTTAGTAACACAGCAGGCGATATGCCTATTGAGCCTTTTGGGGATAACTGGAATGACTACTATATGATTACAGATTTAAAACGCTCACTTGGAAAAGTAAGCATAACTGCAAGAGAGGTCGGGTAATGGCGAATATGAATGTTAGAACGCCAAAGTTCTTTACAGACAGTATTAATTTTTTAATGTCAATTGGAACTGCGCAAAGCGGAAACTTTGATGTAGTTTCTGGCACAGATTTAATTAGCACCTATGTTACAGGCAGTGAAGCTGAATTGTTTGATATGAAGCCTTTTAATCAAGTTACATTTAATACAACAACGACTACAGACATAAGAGGTGACCACGTTTTAATTAATATAAATAAACAAAGTGCAACTTTTAAAACAGATTTTATTGCAATTTTAAATCACAATATGGCTAGTGCAGAAGCAAAGGTTAGAGTATCTTTTGGTGATACCTTGAGTGACATAAATGATGTGGATTTAGCTAACAGAGACAGTCCTCTATCCAATGTAGCTGGCGTTTTAAACTCTGGTTCTAGTCCGAGTGGAAGTATCATTACACCTGCCAATAATGGTTCAACAATCTTTACTTTTGACGAAACTGATGAACAATATGTTGGTATACAATTTGAAGGTGCAGGTGGTGGTGATTTATTTAATGCAACGAACAATTTAAAAATTGGCTGTATTCTTGTTGGAGAACACTATACGATGCCACATTCTCCAGATTTATCATTAACTAGGTCTATTATATATGATGGTGTTAATGTGCAGCAAACAATGGGTGGAGTAAAATACGCTAATGCTACACACATCGGTCGCAGATTTAGAAATACATTAAATAAATCTCCATTTTTAACTACGTCTTATGCATCTGGAGTATATGGTGGGCGTATTGCATATGATTTAAATTTTAGTTTTTTGGCTTCCAGTGATATTATGCCAACCACGTATGGAGTTGAAGTAGAAGCATCTGATACGGTTGTTGCAGATGTTTGGAACAGGACCAAAGGAAATTTATTTCCATTCGTATTCTGTAGTGATTCTACTTCTACCGATGAAACTGATTTTTTATTTGCACGCTTTGGGCAAGATAGTTTAGACATGCAGCAAGTCGCGCCAGACGTATATAATGTGGGTATGCGCATAGAAGAAGAGTTCTAATATAAAATAATACTTGCTTAGTGTTGACAAGCGTTATTATACTTTGTCAACACTTATGAAAGATTTACAACAACATATGAGAGAGTGTGGTTTTTCACAAAACCAATTAGCGCGCGAGATTGCGCTGGATAAATCAATGCTCTCACTTATGATGCGTGGCAAGCGTAAGTTTCGTTATGAACATAAGGTCAGGATCGCCAGAGTTCTTGGCATCAAGATGGAGTTTATCCAGTGGCCTTATTAAATATTTATCATGTATCTTGGGCAGTGCTGATTGAAGTGACGTTCCACAACTACACTCTCTCTCTTTTACGTCATTAGGCACTGCCCATGCTCCTCACAATACACATACCAGATAAACAAGAGAGAATAAATTTTGCACATAAGGTGCGCAAACTCTTGGGTCAATCCCAAACATACATTCCAGGTGCGCGAAAAGTCTATAAAGCAGACATCGGTGTCAAGGCTAATACAGATGATAAAACGTATAAGAAGATACTCGCCTTGCTCGATCGCCATGGATATACTTATAACATAATAAAGGAGTAACGATGAGTGGACTACTAGAGCCTACCTACGATGTGCCAAGCACTGGTGAGAGTAGCTTTATGAAATTTGTCAAGGGCGAAAACAGATTCCGAATATTAGGTACACCAGTAATGGGTTATCAGTATTGGCAGGATGATCGTACGCCAGTTCGCATCAAAACAGCAGGTGAAGCACCCGCAGGTGAGAAGCCAAAACACTTTTGGCAGATACCAGTGTGGGATGGCAATTCAATCAAAGTATTGGATGTGACCCAATCTACTGTACAAAAGCAGTTAACAGAGTTGGATCGCAACTCTGAATGGGGCAACCTAACTGAATATGATGTGATCGTTACACGCAGTGGTGATGGCATGGACACTACGTATACTGTTACACCATGCCCAAAAGCACCTCTTAGTGAGGAAACAAAAAGTGCGTATGCAGAGTTCAAGAAAACCCACGAACCAGAAAAGGTTTTTGAGAGTACGCCAACCGCGGAAGGCGAGGAAGAGTTACCTTTCTGATGCCTTCTTCCGCATCCCGAAAAGGCTACAAAGGTGAAGTCGAGGTCGTTGAATTGCTCCGCGATCTCGGCTTCATAGCCGAACGCAGTTGGGGCAGTGATGGCCGCAGCTTTGGTGAAAAGAGCGATATTGATGTTAAGGCCACTAAAGGTGACTTAACGATTCGTGTGCAGGTTAAGCGCAGGAAAAAGATTGCAGGATTTTTAGATTTTAAGAATGCGGACGTAGTGATGGTTCGCCAAGATAGAAAGCCTTGGCTCTGGATAGTCAAGCATGAGTGGATGAAGAATTTATTTAATAGCGGAGCCTTAGAAACCCATAAACCCGAAGATGGCGTGTCTAATGATCGTGATAGTCATGGCTCCGCTAAACTATAAGGAGAGAAGAGATGCAACTTTACTGCATAAAGTGTAAACAGTATAAGCATGAAGCAGGTTATTACTGTTTAAGAGACTGTTGGGGAGTGAGATAATGCCATACCCAATGAAGAAAAGAAACCCAAGAGCAGCGATGGTTTCGATAGTAAGTGAATGTATCGATAAAGTTTTAAAAGAACATGCAGTTACAGAATCAACTCAAATTGTATTAAACGAAAGTTTTCGCATTTCAGTAGCAATGGACACTTGCGATGAAATACTTAGGAGAATAGATAATAAAGGAGAGAAAGAGTGAAACTTACACGCAAGAAGAACAAAAGAAGACTAGACTCTGTTGGTAAAGGCGTACCAGGACTAAAGCATCCTGGTCGCAGAAAAAGAATATGCAAAGGTTGGTCTAATCATGGAATGCTTGGGAGTAGGTAATGACAAAGAAGAAACGATACTGGGCCACACCACCAGAAATGATGAAAGAATTAAACGATGAGTTTAATTTTGATTATGATCCATGTCCACATCCCAGACCAGAAGGTTACGATGGTTTAGAAGTAGAATGGGGTCAACGTAACTATGTAAATCCACCATTTGTTGGTGGCGTTATGAAATGGGTGCGTAAAGGTATGGAAGAGCATCAAAATGGTAAATTAGTTGTGTTTATATTACCGATGTTTGCTTGTCGTGGTATTGCCGTATTATGTGAGTATGGCGCAGAAATCAGATACGCAGGACTGCCACAATGGTTAGCGTTAGAAGATGGAGAACCAAATCCTGCAAAGAAGTTTGATAGGCAACCTTGTGTCTTATTGATATTAAGGCCAGAGAATCCAAAGTGTATTATGTGTGAAGATTCTTTGTGTGAACATTGTTTGGAGAGTGAAAATGAAATACGATGACTACAATAAGTTTAGAAAGAAGTTTTTTAACATCGCAGCGGAGATAAGCGATAACAAATCAATAGAATATACCATCAGTAACGAAGATAAATTCTACAATTTCAAGCACGTTGCGGAACGACTTGGAAGCACAGCAAAGCAGGCAATGATGGTCTATATCTTAAAACATGTCGATGCGCTATGCAACGATGCAAAAACAGGCAAGACCTATAGTGATGAAACCACATACCAAAGATGTCTTGACGTGGTAAATTATATGGTGCTGTATGCCGCCTTAGACTACGAGGAACAACCACATGCAAATAACACTGAACCACCTAGAAGCACAGATAGCAGTGCAGATGGGAACTGCGAGAATGCTTCAGAACCAGACCAATGGAGTGATCTCACGCGGACCGCGAAAACTCGAACCTGACATCAATGGTGCAGGTGGTGAAATCGCAGTATGTAAATACTTTAACAGATACCCAGATTTCAGTATTGGACCGCACTATAGCGGATACGATCTTAAAGTTAAAGGCAAGAAGGTCGATGTTAAGACCACTTCCTACGATCCAGGCTATCTGCAAGCAAAGACAAAAAAGAATCCTAGTGACTGTGACGTGTTCATTCTTGTTCACGTTTCGTTTCCCACATTTACCATCCTTGGTGGTGCGCGTTCAAGCGACCTGTTACAATCTGTTAATCTTCAAGACATGGGATATGGTCCAAAATATATCTTGGAGCAAAGTCAACTCAGTTCAATGGTGGACATCTTTGCATAGTCTTAATAAAGGCGCACTTGGCGAGCTTGCGGTACAAAAAGATTTAATACGGCAAGGATATAATATTTACGCGCCAGTAGTAGATGTTGATCAAGTTGACCTTATTGTAGAGCTGGGTAATGGTGGAATGAAGCGCGTACAAATCAAGACAGTAATGAATTTAAAGCGTGGCACAGCAGTGGAAGTGAACCTTACTAAATATAAGGACACTAATCGTATTGACGTAGTTGCAGTATACTTCTTACCTAAAGATATAATTGCATACTATCCATACGATAACAAGCATGCGCTGAGTCTTGCGCTGGTAACTGGAAAAAACAATCAAACAAAAGGCAGGAAATGGTTCTATTCATATGAACGGTTTCCTGAGTTTAGCTAATGAGAAATCCAAAAGAAATTATAGAATCTGTTGTGCAAGAATATAAACCAATAAAGGTATTGCTGCTTTTTTCTGGTGGTCACGATTCAATGGTCAATTCACATGTTTGTGCAAGTATACTAAATAAATTAAATATTGATTTTGCAGTGTATCATGGCGATACATCAATAGGTATTCCAGAAACCCAAGAATACGTAAAGGAAGTTTGCAAATTGTTTGGATGGAAATTATTTATTAGAAAGCCACCAAAAATTGATTATGAAGAACTTGTAAAGCGTTATGGTTTTCCAGGCCCAACATCACGCAGTCATCAAATTTGTTATAGATTTTTAAAAGAACGAGCTTTGCGCAGCTTTGTTACTCACGAATGTAAATCAGCACCTCATAAAAGAGAAAATGTTTTATTACTTACTGGCATACGAAAACAAGAAAGCAGAATTAGAATGGGTTATATTGATCAATCTCAAAAAGAAGGCAGTCGCGTTTGGTCAAATCCTATATTTTGGTGGTCAACAGAGAAATGTGAAAATTATATGTTAAAAAATAATTTACCAAGAAACCCAGTAAAAGATAAAATATGTATAAGTGGCGAATGTTTATGTGGTGCATTTGCTGATCGTGGAGAATATCTTGAAATTAAAGAGTCATATCCACACGTTGCGGAACGTATTGATGAATTACACGAAATAGCGAAGCAAAATGGTCATCCTTGGCCTTGGTCATCTGGCCCAACTGAGTGGTATAAAAATAATCCACCTAATCAATTAAATATGTTTATGTGTGTTGGTTGTGAAACTAAAAGACAAGAAACAGAATGAGACATTACGCAGGCAGTGTGGCTTATGATAATGAGCATGACGAGTGGGAAGATGCGCAGTTTATGGCGTTTTCTATTGAAGATTTATGTAAGGATATGAAAGCCTTCATGGGTCGTAGAAAGAATGCAGAAGTGTTCTTTGCTGCGTATATAGATGGACAAGGCAAAGAAAATGATATAACAAATAAAGTAAAGGAATTGATTAATGAATAACTTTATTGTATTTGGCAGACGTAAGAGTAAACCAATAAAAAAACTACGTCATAAGAAGAATTTAGATGCGGAGCTTGCAGATAAGACTATTTTCTATTGCACAGAGTGCAGGCGGTGTTATGAACCATCTAGAGTCAACTGGCATAATCGCACTGAGTATTATGAAGACTTTGTTAGCTATGGCAAACCGAGAAAGATTTGTAAGAAATGCAAACCCGACAAAAGTGCGAATGCATAGAAAAAAGGATGACATTGGCTTGGTGGACGCTACCATGTCGGGTTTAAACATGCTCGATTTATTTAGTGGTATTGGTGGATTCCACGAAGGTTTTAAGCGCGCAGGCTATCAGTTTGATTGGGTGGGTTTTAGTGAGATAGATAAATATGCCAGCGCGGTATACAGATATAAATACAGAGAAAGTGAGGAGCTAAATGACATTAAACTTATTCGACCAGGAAAAGATACGCCAGATAACATTGACATCCTTTGTGGAGGATTTCCATGCCAGTCATTCAGCATGGCTGGCAAAAGAGCAATTGATGACACCAGAGGTACTCTCTTTTTTGAAATTGAACGGCTTTTATCTTTTTATCGGAAGAAGCAAAGACCGATCCGATGTCTGGTACTCGAAAATGTTAAAGGTTTACTTAACCACGACTCTGGACGCACATTTGCTACAATCTTCAGAGTTCTTAATAACCTTGGGTATACCATTGAGTTCCAATTACTTAATTCTAGGAACTTCTCAATCCCACAAAGCAGGCAGCGAGTCTTCATTGTCGGATATATTGGAGCAGGACGTGGACCGCAAGTATTTCCTATCAAACAAAGTGCTAACAACGCTGATAAATCACAAACAGAAACATCAAGAAATGAACAACGGCTTCGGCCCGACTATCCACAGATTGCACGAACAATAAGCGCAAGATATTATAAGGATGGATCAGAAAATTTATTACTGCATGACAAAGAAATTGTATATGGTGAAACGCATACCAATGTGCGCAGGATGACACCAGTTGAATGCAATCGTTTGCAGGGTTTCAGCGATGATCATAATAAGTATGGTATCATCGATGATAAAGTAGTGGAGATAAGCGACACACAAAGATATAAGCAGGCAGGCAACGCAGTTACAGTTGATGTAGTGCAGGCGATTGCCAGAATAATACAAGAAAAGGAGATAATATGAGCTATTGGTTAGAATCATTGCAAGAGAACGCGTTTGACGTGTTTATTGTTACCATAGTCATTGTATCTATCATTGCATACCATTATTTACAGAGATGGTACTTTGCAAAGAAGATCAAAGAGATAGAAGAGCTGTTGATGGACATATACGATGAGGTTATAGAATGATTATGTTTGATATAGCAGAATGGGTAGCGAATGTCCTAGTGCTTGGCCTAGGCTTGTTTTTCTGGGCATTGGCATTTGGAGTTGCTTTTTTAATTATAACTGAACTAAAGGAGAGATATATTAATGAGTAAAACAAAGTTACATGGTCAAAACTACGTGCTGAAAGACGGCAAGCGCGCAGCAAGCGTGACCACCATCATCAACAACCAGTTAGGATGGAATAAGAATACGCTGATTGCATGGGCCAAGCGCATTACTGCGCAGGGCGAAGATTCGGATGCAGTGATGCGAGAAGCAGGCCACATAGGCACATTAACACATATCCTTATACAAGGTTATCTTCAAGGTTTTGATGTAGATACGCGGGATTATACACCCAACCAAGAAGAGCAGGCACTA